CGCGTGATCCAGGACGGCACCGGCTCGCGTCTGGTGACGTGGCCCAGCAGCTTCGTTTGGAGTGGCGGCACCGCGCCGACCTTGACGACCACGGCGAGCCGGATGGACATCGTGTATGGCGATTGGGACACGGTGAACCAGCGGTGGCGCATGCGTGCGTCCGTTCTCAACTACGTGGTGTAACGACCATGTCCAGCGATCTTTGGCCGACTGGCGTTGAGATGATGGACTCGGCCGACGTGTTGGCCGCGTGCAATTTCAAGCAAACCGCGTTTGCGGCTGGCGTGACCGCTGGCACCATCCCGCAGGGCACGATTACCGGCGGCGCGCAGGTTGTGCTTGTGTCGGCTGCCACCACGCCTGGCACACAGACCACGCGCACGGCCGTCCAGATGTATGCGGATGACCCGCTGGCATATCCGGGCAGGGTGTATTGGCTGCGCATCGCGCAGTCCGGCGCCGGCACCCTGACGCTTGCGGGCGGAACGGGCGTGACCATCAGCGGCACCGCGACGGTTGCGACAACCACATTCCGCGATTTTGTGGTTGCGTATGGCGGGACGGCTGACGTTCCGACCGTGACGATTACCAACGTCGGCACGGGCACTTACACCTAATGTCAAGCGGCGAAAAGATAGTTTCTGGACAACATAAAGCGTTGTCTGTGGTCTATCTCCCGATTGCTGCGCTTAAGCCAGCGAGCCGCAACGCCCGCACCCACTCGCCTGAACAGATCGTCCAGCTACAACGGTCAATCACCGAGTTCGGCTGGACCAACCCAATCCTGATCGATGACGCATCCGGCATCGTGGCGGGCCACGGGCGGTTGCGGGCAGCTATTGCGCTGGGGATGGACCAAGTCCCCACGATCACGCTGACCGGCCTAAGCGCGGCGCAAAAGCGTGCGTTGATTATTGCCGACAATAAGCTGGCCATGAATGCCGGGTGGGACGACGACCTGCTGCGCGCCGAGTTGGGCGAGCTGGGTATCGATGGCTTCGACCTGTCGCTGATCGGATTTTCGGATACGGAACTGGCTGGCTTCCTTGATGTTACTGAGGGCTTGACCGATCCCGACGACATTCCGGAGCCGCCTGCCGTTCCCGTTACCGTGCTGGGCGATGTGTGGCTGCTGGGGCGGCATCGGCTGGTGTGCGGGGATAGCACGACGGTCGAGGCGGTGGACGCCTGTCTAGCGGGCGTGAAGCCGCATTTGATGGTGACGGACCCGCCGTATGGGGTGGAGTATGACCCAGAATGGCGCAAGCGCGCGGGCGTCAATACGGCGACGGCAGCCCACGGCGTGGTCATGAACGACGACAACGCTGACTGGCGCGAGGCCTGGGCGCTGTTCCCCGGCGACGTAGCCTATGTCTGGCACGCGGGCCTGTTTGCCGGCGTGGTGGCCGACAGCCTGATCGCGTGCGACTTCACCCTGCGCAGCCAGATCGTCTGGGACAAGGGGCAGCTAGTGCTTTCGCGCGGCGACTATCACTGGCAGCACGAGCCCTGCTGGTACGCGGTGCGCAAGACCAAGGTGGGCCATTGGGCCGGCGACCGGAAGCAAACCACCGTCTGGCAGATCCCGAAGCCGAAGAAGTCCGAGACCGGGCACGGCACCCAAAAGCCGGTCGAGTGCATGCAGCGACCCATCGAGAACAACAGCAGCCCTGGCCAAGCGGTCTACGAGCCTTTCAGCGGCTCCGGCACCACCATCATCGCGGCGGAAATGACTGGCCGCGCCTGCCACGCCATCGAGTTGTCGCCCGCTTATGTCGATGTGGCGGTGCTGCGCTGGCAGGCGTTTGCTGGTGGCGTGGCAACGCTAGAGGGCGACGGACGCACGTTTGAGCAGGTTGCATCAGCCCGCGTGGGTATGGTTGATGCCGCCGACTGAACCAAAGGAGCGCAAGCGCGAACCGCGACTAGGCGAGGGGCGCCCGCAAAAGCCGATGGACTTAGCCGTGATTGAACGCGCCGCGTCCATTGGTTGCACGCCCGAGGAAATTGCGACGGTCTGCCAGGTCAGTCGGGCCACTTTTCATAGCCGAGTGGCGAGCGACCCGGCGTTAGCGGAAGCAGTGGAACGCGGGCGTGATCAGGGGCGTTCGACGTTGCGGCGGTTGCAGTGGCAGGCCGCGCAGAAAGGCAACCCGACAATGTTGATTTGGTTGGGGAAGCAAATGCTTGGTCAGAGAGATAGGCATGAACTAAGCGGGCCGGACGGCGGGGCGATCCCCACATCTCTGACCGTATCGTTTGTGAGGCCTGGTGCAGCCGAGCGCGAAGATTGAGTTCCCCGAAAAGCTGGAATGCCTTTTCCAGCCGGGGCGCTACAAGGTTTTGTATGGCGGGCGCGGCGGCGCAAAATCATGGGGCGTGGCACGCGCGCTACTGGTGCAAGGGGCGGCCGAACCTCTCCGCGTTCTCTGTGCCCGTGAAATTCAGAAGTCGATCACAGACAGCGTTCATCGCCTGTTGGCTGATCAGGTTGCGGCGCTGGGGTTGTCCGGCTTCTACGAAGTCCAGCAGACGACGATAAAGGGCGAGAACGGCACGCAATTCATTTTTGCGGGCCTTCGTCACAATATCAACAATATCAAATCACTAGAGGGCGCGGATAGAGTTTGGGTTGAAGAAGCCCAGACGGTTTCTAAAGCGTCGTGGGAAAAGCTGATCCCGACCGTGCGCAAGCCCGGCTCTCAAATCATCGTGACGTTCAACCCCGAGCTTGACACCGACGAAACGTATGTGCGGTTCGTCAAAAACGTTCCGCCAAGCGCCGATGTGGTCAAGATCGACTGGCGCGATAACCCGTGGTTTCCCGAGGAATTGCGCGCCGAGATGGCGCACCTCAAGGCCACGGATCCGGATGCGTATCTGACGATCTACGAGGGGCATTGCCGCCAGGTTCTGGACGGCGCGATCTACGCCAAGGAAATCCGGGCGGCGACCGAAGAAAACCGCATCTGCCGCGTGCCCTACGATCAGACGAAGCCGGTGCATACGTTTTGGGACTTGGGCCGCGCCGACAAAACTAGCATCTGGTTTGCCCAGATCGTGGGCTTTGAGTTCCGCGTGATCGATTTTTACGAGAATAGCGGAGAGGCGTTGGGCCATTACCTCAAGACGCTACAGGGGCGGCCCTACGTCTATGGCGATGATTGGCTGCCGCACGACGCCAACAACGAGTTGCTGGCATCAGAGCGCACGATAGCCCAGCAGATGCGGGCCGCCGGGCGAACGGTCAGGATCACGCCCAAGTCTAAGGTTGTGGACGGCATCAACGCCGCGCGAAGCCTGTTCCCGAACGTGTGGTTCGACGCGGACAAATGCACGGATGGCCTAAACCACCTGCGGCGCTACCGTTACGACGTGGACCCGGAGACGGGCCAGTTTTCCAAAGACCCTTTGCACGATGACGCAAGCCATGCGGCCGATGCCTTCCGGTATCTGGCCGTGGCGCTGCGAGAGAAGAAGGCGGCGCCAGTGATGAAACCGACCTTCCGCCCGCGCGTGTCGGGGAATAACGCATGGCTGGCCTAAAAGACGACAAGCTTCTCGAGGAAATCCGGGCGAACTTCAAGGCCTGCGAAGATTGGGAAGCCACGGCCCGGCAGAACTACATCGACGACCTGAAATTCGGCAACGGAGACTCGCGCAATCTGTGGCAGTGGCCCGATGACGTGCAGAAGTCTCGCACGATGCCGGGTTCGCAAAAGCCGATGTTGACGGTCAACAAAACTCGCCAGCATTGCCTCCAAATTATCAACGACGCGCGCCAGAACAAGGTGGGCATCCAAATCCGCCCCGTGGGTGGTGAGGCGACGGAGAAGGCGGCGGAGCTCTACGAAGCCCTTGTGCGGGGCATCGAATACCGTTCCAACGCCACGCTGGCCTATGAAGCAGCCATGTATACGGCGGTTTTCGGCGGCATCGGTTACACGCGGGTGCATGTCGATTACGCCGATGAAGACAGCTTTGACCAAGAGATTTTTATCAAACGCGTAGCCGATCCGCAGACGATCTACCTTGATCCCGACATCCAGGAATACGACGGGTCCGACGCGCGGTTTGGGTTCGTGTTTGAAGACCTACCGCGCAAGGAAGCGGAGACCAAATACCGGCGATACAAGGAAGCGTTTGCCGAGGAATCGCTAGGCGGGTCGGATGCGTGGTGCGGCGATGAGAAGGTTCGCATCTGCGAGTATTTCTATCGTTCTGAGACGGCAGACACGCTGATTGCGCTGCCAGACGGGAACACCCTGCGCAAGTCTGAATTGCCGCCGGGTGCCTATAATGCGTTGACGGCTGAGGCTGAAGCCGCCGGGATTGAGTTGCGGGAACGCCCGATC